GTGTAACAGTTACAGACTTGATTGATGAGTTCTTGTCTGGTAAGTGGACTCCACCATGGAAGTGTGGCTATTGTGTTAGTCGGCACAAAGGTATATTGCACCCTAAGTTCTGATGCCATCTAGATCACGCAATGCGTATCATGCGGTCTGCTACATTGTGTCAAGTAAAAAGCACAATGTAGCAGTAAGCAATCAGTTTGTTGCCAAAATCATATATCAACAATGGATATATGTAAGTCAACAAAAAGCTATTGATAATGTCATCAGTGTGCATGCATTGATGTCACCCAATAGCTGGTCTACTTGGAGCCGTAAGCATATAGTGCGATTGTTAAACAACGCATGGAAGTGGAGGTTGTTATGTAAAACAGTAATTAAAAACAATACAACTAAAGAAACAATATCAAATACACAAATGAAAGTAACAGGAGATGATTATGAATACAATGCTGAATACACATACAGCAATATGTCCAAGCAAGTTGCACATGCACTTGATAATGCTTTGTCTGATGCAAATATCTTACGTTTACTGTTACGAGCACCTACTGGATTGGCTGCACACGTAGCAATTAAAAACGAAGGATACTTAAAATGGGCAGACGGTACAAGAATAGACCATATAAAAGAAGTATGGGAGTTCTTGAATTATGAAGTCAAAAGATGACAACCCACGTATCGGTTGCATCACAACGTTTGTCATGATGATACTTATTGCAATTGCATTGTATATTGATGTAATACGTAATAGATGAGACGTAATAGAGCAGAAGCAACACTGCAACAACAAGTTGTACATTTACTAAGCACGTGTGGTTATACGGTTATTGAAGTCGGTAAATCACGTGGAAAGACAAGATGTACTAAATGCGGCAACTGGAGCTATTCAACAGGATGGCAAGGCAACACAGTCGGCGCACCAGACTTGTATGTACATCACAAACAATGGAACTTCTGCTCTATTGGCATTGAATTAAAGACAGAGAAAGGGACTGTGCGTAAAGAACAAAAAGAGTTTTCAGATCAACAACTTATCGTTATATGTAGATCAATACATGATGTTATTCAACACGTCATTTCAATTGATAATAGATTTGGGATTAAAAGTAAACTGGAGAATTTGCAGTGGATATAAATAAGATATGGCCGATGTCGCTAGATGACCATGACACATGGTTAGATGTTGAGCCATTTACTAAAGTATTTGTAGCACGACATCAAATGCGTAATGGTTCGATGTCATGTTTAACTGATGGGGTATGGACATTCCTCAATATATGGACAACACAAGAAAAAGCTGTAAAAGCAATGAATGAGTTAGGACATGGGCCTGATGACTATGAGCTAGCAGAAGTACCATTTGCAGAAATATGTAATGTATATCGTGCTATTACTTACGATAATGTTCCTAAATTACTGATTGGCATTACAAGCGCAATGATAATGTCATCAACGTATTTACCAAGTAATCATCTAGTAACATGTCCATCCTCTATATGGCTGTATGCACAAGACATAAATGGAAATGACGTAGTTACAAAAGATGGTGCGTTAATTGTAAGCCTAACAACACAAGGCTTACTAGTTGAACTGTTTGATATCTACCCAGACTTTGACAGAGAATACGCAGAAGGGCGGTATGAAATTAAAACAATCCCGTTAATTGCACTAACATCAAAAGTGACAACTGTTTATACAGAAAGAGAAACACACGACATAAAGAAAGCACTAGCACTAAGCAAAGCACATCGCAAATCATTAATAGATATGGAGAACAAAAATGTTTAATCCACGTGATCATTTTATCAACCTAAAAGGCAAGCAGTATCTACCTGTTGCAGCTCGCATTGCTTGGTTTAGAGAAGACCATGCAGATTGGACTATTAATACATATGCAGTGCCCGATTTATCAGGCGCTGATTACGTAACATTTGCAGCTGAGATACTTGATGGTGACGGCAGGTTAATCGCTAAAGCACACAAGACAGAGCATGAAAAGCACTTCGCTGATTACAGGGAGAAAGCAGAGACAGGCGCTATCGGTCGAGCATTAGCATTATGTGGTTACGGCACGTTGTTTGCTCAAGAGTTAGAAGAACCTATTACTCCAGCTGGAGACATGCGTATCGTAGATACACCGCAACCAGTCAAAGCACCGACATTACCTCCGGGTAAACAATTTGCATATGAATGCAAACGCATATGGGGTAAAGACATTACACCCGGAGATATAAAACGTGTATTTGAACGACTTGCTGGACACATGGATACCACTGACGAAAACCTAAGATTAGTTGTAGAAGTGTTACAAGGAATGAATACACCGGAAGAAGCTGAGGCAGTGTTCTTGGCTGTAGAAGAGGTAGATTTTTCATCATGATAGATATGAGTAAGTTTGATATTATTGGCGATGCATATTACGACATTGAAACTGGTGAGTATGCTGGGCCTGTAGACGGTTGGCTTGGCGAGGAACTGGCATCAGAGGACGACGTTATTTTAGCTTTACGCCGTTTGTTAAAATACGAGACCGAACTAAAAGCAGAACAACTTGCCATGCAATCTGTCGTAGATCGATGTAAGCAGTTAGTAAAAGACAAAGAACGCAAAGTTCAATGGTTCCAAAATCGCTATGGTGCGCAGATTGCTGCGTATGCAAAGACTCAACTTACTGGCAAAGCCAAGACGTGGAAATGTCCATGGGGTCAAGTAGCGTTTCGTACATCACAGGCTACGTTCTCTATTCTTGATGACGAAAAGGCAGCACTTGTCATACCGCTTGGTCTTGATGCCATTAAAACTGAGTACAAGATATACAAAAGCAAGATTCCACGTGAGGTACAACTTACGCTTGTTGAGCAATATCCAGACATATTCAGTGTGACAGAACCGACAGAGAACTTTAGTGTCAAAACATTGACAGCAAACGATACTGAGGAGTAAGATTGCATTGCCCTCGAAACCATATCAACACGGGGGAAAACAACTAACAAATGGGGACCACGGCATCAACACCGTGGTCCTTTTGCACCATAGAAAGAAAGAGTATGAGTGACGAATTAGTTTATATTGGTAGCATTCCAGATGCTGTCAGTGTTACAGATGTTGGCTTACAGTTTAATCATGACATCGAATATGATCAGTGGTTACGCCTTATGGCTACACTACAACAATTAACTACAGCATTTCAGTTCGCAATTGGCGATGCACTTAATTACGGGCAGAAGCGGTACGGTGAGAAGTATGCACAAGCTATGGATGCTACTGGTTGCGCTTATCAAAGTCTTGCTAACTGGAGCTGGGTTTCTAACCATGTTCCTATTGCTAATCGTGTTGCAGGTCTTAGCTGGACTCACCATCGCTTGGTCGCAAACATGGGAACAGAACAGCAGAAACAAATCCTAGAGTCCGCAAAAGCGCGTGGTATATCTGTTACAGAATTTGAACGTGAGTTAAAAGGTGACAAGGAAGAAGAAAAGAAAGAATTAAAAACTGTAGAAATACCATCAGGCTGGTCAGTAGATGATGTAAATAAAGCGTTATTGTTGATCAGTGCTACACCAATACCATTACAAGAAATATATGATGCAGGTCTTACTAAGCTGTCAGAAGATGATGATGTACAGCGTGTACGTTACTGCGATCAATGCCCATATAACCAATAGGATTCACCATGATTACTGTGTTTAACGGCAAGTCTTTTGGCTTGTCCGGTGCTTCATCGTCTGGTTTTGTGCAGATAGATAGATTGCTGGTCAATCATATATCAAGCTTTACCCCATCTGGCTTTGTTACATTTATGGCGTTGGTCATGCATGTAGACAATGAAGGATACTGCTGGCCAAGCATCAAGAGATTATGTGAATGTACTGGATTGTCAGAAACAACAGTCAAGACAGCACTGCATCATTTGACCACGATGAAAATTAATGACTGCAGATTACTTGAAATCAACGCAAGAACTTCTCCTAACGGGAGAACAACAAGCAATGGATACAAGTTATTTCCTGATTCTGTACAACATGCAGATGACGTAAAGGTACACGCAGTAAAGCAAGTACAGAAGGAGGTGGTTAAAGAAGATGATCCAGCATTCATCTTGTACAAGCAGTTCAAGATAGCTAGATATAAATTACCAACACTTGAGTTGTTAAATATTACAGATAAAGAATGGAAAGATGTACGACTTACTGTGTGGCAAATGCACAAAGCTGGAGTAACAAGTGATGATGTATATGTTCGCACTAAAGAGTTGTTAGGTAAGTGGAAGCCAGAAATGGTAACAGTACGATCACTATGGAAGCACTGGGATACGCATGCTAAACCAGTGGCTATTTCCGACAACATAAAGAAGAAAGTAGAGGCGTGGTTCAATGACAACAGTTGATAAATTATTGGCGATTCTTTCACAGCTTCCAAGTTCTATTCCGTGGACTGAGACAAGTGAAACTGTGTATCGGGTCACACTTCTAAAGGTAGATGAGGTTGACATCAAAGATGGAATGCAACGCATTCTCATGCGGTGCAAGTTTCGCCCTACACCATCCGAGGTCTTACTCAACATAGCGATTGCCAAGTACGGTGATGCACAACCACACATGGTCACACAAGATATCTCCGAGGCAATACGCTTAGGACTTGACCCTAATAAGATGCACCCAACAGTTGTACTCGTACTGAAGAAGACTGGTGGGCTACGTGCATGGCGTGTCGAGCCACCACTTAAAGGCCAACAACTTGCTGACGTGATCAGTGAAGTATTACTAGTTAGATTACAGAGTGATATGAATGAATAATCAGAAGAGTCTTGGATTTAATGTAGATATTCCAGCGGATGTTATGAGCGAGCAATCGCTCATAGCATCTATCTTGCTTGGTGGAAACAAACTGTTTAAAGATATGCAACGCATAGACAAGACAATGTTCTATCGCGTAGCTCATACTCTTATTTGGGAAGCATTTACTGCGATTGACCATGCTGGTCTGCAAATAGATATTGTCACTGTTAACGAGGAACTGACAAAACGTAACGCACTAGAGCCATGTGGTGGTCTTGCTTACATTATGCAGTGCGCTGAATTATTGCCAACTACAGGTCACTGTAACAGCTATGCCGATCTTGTTTGGGAATACCACAAGCGCCGAGAGATTATCTTTGCTTCTGAATATGCAAGCAAGCGAGCGTCTTTAGGTGAAGACAATACAGAGACAATCGTTGCTGATTTAAATAACTCTGTTGCATTCAGTCAATCCGGAAAGGATGCTGACGATTTATCTCAATTAATTTTTGATGTAACTCATGCAGCAATAAATAGAAAAGAAGACAAGATTGACTACAGCGTCAGTAGTGGCTTTACAGACGTAGACCACATAACTGGTGGATGGCGGGACGGAGAATTGATCATTGTAGGCGGACGCCCATCGATGGGTAAATCAAGCCTTGGATTGCAATACGCATGGAATGGAGCTATTGATTTGGTAAACAGACAACCACGTGCTGGCGTATTGGTAGTTAGTGCAGAGATGTCCAAGGCTATGGTTACAGCACGTATGCTGAGTATATACAGTCAAGTAGATAGTCAGGCAATACAGACAAAGAAATTATCTATGCACGACCTAGATAAATTAACAATGACATCACGTACAGCAAAAGGTTTGACGTTACAAGTAATGGCAGATCAACAAGTTACATTGCAATCAATCCGAGACGCAGCCAACAGCATGAAAAAGAAAGCACGTGTTGGACTTATTGTAGTCGATTACTTGCAAATGATAACAATGCCAAGTAATGTCAGGTCTGAGAATAGGACACGTGACATTGGTGTCATAAGCCGTGGTCTTAAAGATATTGCACGTGAATTCAATTGTCCTGTGATAGCCTTATCATCACTATCTCGTGCTGTTGAGCAACGTCAAGACAAACGACCAATGATGTCGGACTTACGTGAATCAGGAGACATAGAATCAGACGCAGACGTTATCCAGTTTATTTATAGAGCTGGATACTACGAGAAGAAGAGTGTTGATGATCCAACTGATGGCGTGGACAAAGCTGAAATCATTACAGCTAAGAATCGTAATGGCAGAACAGGCGTGTCATTGTTAGACTTTGAACCTCAGTTTGCTCGTTTTACTGAGTTTCAGTTAAACGATTTTCTTCTTTAGGTAAACCTTCTTCTGGTCACTATTGACGATGCAATCAAAACCAAGACTACTAGAAATGTCTCGGACAGGTGCATACGATTTACCGTCACGTAAAATACACTGAACGGCCAGTGGCTCACCGTTGAGTACTGGCCCATCTTCCCAAGCCAATACAAAGTTATCCCCAAGCACAAGCCGAACCAATTCTCGGACAGGAGCATACGTCCTTCCGTTCTGCACCAATGCAAGAATGTGCTTATCCCCATTAACAATCTTCCAATCTTGTCCATCCTGTATTAAAGAC